AAAGAGATTAAGGAAACTATGTCAAATAAGTTAATCCTTAAAAAATTACCATCAGACACAATGACTATGGGTCAGATTAAAAATCAAATTCGTAAAATGATTGCTGATGGGACAAAGATTGATATGATTATTTTGGATTATATCGACTGTGTAACACCTGAAAAGGCATTGGAAGATGAGTGGAAATCTGAGGGTTCAGTCATGAGAGCTTTTGAAGCAATGTGTCACGAATTGGATATTGTGGGATGGACGGCAACACAAGGTAATAGAAGTTCTATTTCATCTGATGTTGTAACTACTGACCAAATGGGGGGTTCAATTAAGAAAGCTCAGGTAGGGCATGTCATCATTACGGTGGCAAAATCACTACAACAAAAAGAGTTAAATCTTGCAACTATTGCGATTACAAAATCTCGTATCGGTAAAGACGGGGTGGTATTTGAAAACTGTAAATTTAACAATGAAATGTTAGAAATTGACACTGAAAGTACTACAACATTCTTAGGACTTGAAGAACAAAAAGAAGAGAGAAATCGAAATAGAATTAAAGAAGTTATGGAGAAAAGAAAACAACAACAAGCATAATTATTAAAACAGATTTAATTAAAAAACATATGGAAAAAATATTAGTAGAAAACCCAAACAGATTTGTGATATTTCCGATTCAGTACAATGATATATGGGAATATTACAAAATGCACCAAGCAGCATTTTGGACTGCAGAGGAGATTGATTTGAGTGGTGACATTAGAGATTGGGAAAATTTATCAGAAAATGAACAATATTTTGTTAAAAATATTTTATCATTTTTTGCAGCATCAGATGGTATTGTAAATGAAAATTTAGCGGAAAACTTCTATCGTGAAGTTCAATACCCTGAAGCAAAATTCTTTTACGGAATACAACTTGCTATGGAGAACATTCATAGTTTAATGTATTCGTTATTGATTGACACTTATGTTTCAAATGAAGAAGAGAAACATAAATGTTTCACAGCATTGGATAATCTTCCCGCAGTTCAAAAGAAAGCCAAATGGGCTTTGGATTGGATTGAAAATGCATCTTTCCAAGAAAGATTGGTTGCTTTCGCTGCGGTTGAAGGTATCTTCTTCTCAGGTTCATTCTGTTCAATCTTTTGGTTAAAGTCTCGTGGTATTATGCAAGGTTTGTGTAATGCTAATTCTTTAATCTTTAAAGATGAAAACTTACATTGTGACTTCGCAATTCACTTGTTGAATAACCATGTTGAAGACAAACCAAGTGAGAAGAGAATTAAAGAAATTTTATTGTCAGCACTTGAAATTGAAAAAGAATTTATCACAGAGTCATTACCGGTATCTCTTATTGGAATGAATCAAAATTTGATGAAACAATATTTGGAGTTTGTGGTAGATGGTCTACTTGTTAAAATGGGATGTAAGAAACAATTTAATGTTGAACAACCATTTAAATTTATGGAACAAATTGCCGTTGAAACAAAAGGTAATTTCTTCGAATCTAGAACAGTTGAATATCAAAAAGCAAAGTTAAATGAGACTCTCTCCTTTACTGATGACTTTTAATTTACTATCTTTATAAACTATGATGTCACTTAGAATTAAAAAACGTGGTGGGGAGGATGCGTCCTTTAATCCACAAAAAATTTACCAAAGAATTAAAAGAGCCTCAAAAGGACTTACAGTTAATTCAGATGAAATCTTTATTAAGGTAATTACTTCAGTACCAACTGAAGGAGTTATTACTACCAAAGATTTGGATAAGTTAATTTATGAAATTGCTGCTGCTTTTACAGGTAGTCATCACGACTATTCTCGTTTGGCGTCATCGGTTGCAATTTCATCCTACCATAAAGAAACCGACCCAAGTTTCTCAAACGTTATGCATACCTTACACGTTGATGGTATTGTAAGTAATGAATTAATGGAGATTGTTGAATCTTATGGTCCTAGTAAAATTGATGAGGTAATTAATCACGATAATGATTATAACTTTGATTACTTTGCTTGGAGGTCACTTGCTGAAATGTATTTGTTGAAATTACCAAATGGTAAAGTTGTTGAAAGACCTCAACATATGTATATGAGGGTTGCTCTTTGGGTAACAAACACATTTGAAGAAGCTGTTGAATACTATCAAGCATTGTCAAGTCAGAGAATATCTCCAGCAACCCCGATTATGATTAATGCGGGAACAAAGGTTCCACAATTGGCGTCTTGTGTTCTTCATTACAATGACTCAGATTCTCGTGAAGGTTTGTTAAATACTATGAGAGACATCTCAACCTATTCATCGGATGCCGCAGGTATTGGATTATCAATGTCGAACATTCGTAGTAAGGAGAGTCGTATCTCATCATCAGGCGGATACGCTGGAGGACTTTTGAAGTATTTGAAGATTGTTAACGAATCACTTCGTTTCTTTAACCAACAGGGACGTAGACCTGGTTCGGCAGCAATTTACTTGGAACCTTGGCATAAAGATATCTTTGATTTATTGGATATTAAAAAGAATACAGGGGCTGAAGAATTGAGAGCTCGTGATTTATTTACGGCACTTTGGATTCCTGACAACTTTATGAATGCTGTTAAGAACAATGACGATTGGTATTTGTTCTGTCCTAACGATATTATTAAAGCAGGTATCAAACCATTACAAGAGTCTTTTGGTGATGAGTATGAAACTAACTATAATAAAGCAGTTGAGTTAGGTATTGGTAAAAAAGTTAAGGCTCAAGAAATTTGGAATAAGATTATTGAATCTCAAATTGAAACGGGTGTCCCATATCTTTGTTCTAAAGACAACGCTAACAAAAAGACAAATCATCAGAACATTGGTGTAATCAAACAATCAAATCTTTGTAATGAGATTTACCAATATACTGACGAGAAAACAACTGCAATCTGTACTCTTTCATCTATGGTGTTAAAGAACTATGTGAAAGATGGTGAGTTTGATTTTAATGGATTATATGAAGAAACTCGTAAAGTTGTAAGAGCATTAAACAAAGTTGTTAACATCAACAATTACTCAACTGAAAAAGGTCGTAAGGGTGGATTGGAACAAAGAGCGATTGCTATCGGAACACAAGGACTTGCTGACGTATTCTATTTGATGGATTACATTTTCACATCTGATGAGGCTCGTAAGTTGAACAAAGAAATTTTTGAAACAATCTATTTTGCGGCAATCACTGAAAGTAACAGATTGTGTATGGATGGTAAGTACGAACCATACGCTCACTTTGAAGGGTCACCAATGTCACAAGGAGTATTCCAATTTGATATGTGGGGATTGAACGAAGATGAGTTATCAGGAAGATGGCCTTGGGGAATTCTTAAACAGAATGTTAGTAAGTATGGAGTTTGTAATTCATTATTCACGGCTCAAATGCCCGTGGCTTCTTCAGCTAAGATTACAGGTTCATATGAAATGACAGAACCCGCTCACTCGGCAATCTTTAACAGACGAGTGGTTGGTGGGGAGATTATGATTGTTAACAAGTATTTGATTAACGACTTTGAGAAGATTGGAATTTGGTGTGAGGACTTAAAGAACGAAATCATAATGAATGAAGGTTCTATCCAAAACATTAATTTCAACAATTACTTAGATTTGGAAGATAAGAAATACAATTCAAAGGTTAAAAGAATTGAACACTTAATTAACAAGTATAAAACCATTTGGGAGATTTCTCAGAAGGCTTTGATTGAGATGGCGGCCGACAGAGCACCATTTATTGACCAATCACAATCAATGAACATCTATATGGGTAACCCAACATTGTCAAAGATTTCATCATCACATTTTTATGGATGGGAAAAGGGATTGAAAACACTTTGCTATTATGTTAGAACAAAGGCAATCTCAACAGGGGCGAAACATTTGGCGGTTGATATTTCAAAAATCAATAAACCAAATCCAACACCTGAACCACCAAAGGTAGATTACAGTCATTTGAATTTACCTCAAAAACCTGAGAATAGTCAATTTGATTGTTTCGGATGTTCATCCTAAAATATAATCCCGACACAAGTCGGGATTTTTATTTTTACACTATTTAGTTAAAATATCACGACATTATATTTATAACATATGGCAAATGGTAAAACATATGGTATAACTTTTCCTTTTAGAAATTCATTTGATGGTAAATTTTTGGATTTAACCGACACTAGTGATGAAGAAATTAGGACAGATTTAATCCATCTATTATTAACAAGAAAAGGTGCTAGATACTTTATGCCTGATTTTGGTACAAGATTATATGAGTATATTTTTGAACCTTTAGATGGTCCCACTTTTAATGACATACAATCAGAAATTAAAGACTCCGTGTCTAAATATATTCCAAATCTAATAGTAAATTC